CCATCAATTATTGATGAGGAGGCATTTAGCCGAGCAACTACAAACGCTTTAAACAATTCATCATTTAGAGGTACAAACGGAGCCAATAATCTGGTGTTTTTATGACACTTTTTAATCCTGTTTGGCGTGTCACTATTGGCGGCGTTCAATATCAAACAGCTATTTTGGCCAATCTCACCATTACCAGCGGTCGCACCAACATTTATGAGCAAGCAAATGCCGGTTATACAAATCTTGAAATCATCAATTTAGATCAATCAAATGTGCTAATTCAAATCAATGATTCGCTGACCATTGAATTGCAAGATTCGACAGCTACATTTGTGCCAATTTTTGGTGGGTCTGTCGTTGATGTAGGCATTGCCGTGGCCGAGGTTGGCAGCGTTGATTATGCTCAACGCATCAGAATTGTTGCATTGGGCGCATTGTCCAGATTGCCAAAGGCATTGACAGATGGTGTTTTATCGCAAGATTTTGATGGAGATCAGATTTACACCATTTTAAAAGAGGTGTTGTTTTTGTCATGGCAAGAAGTGCCACAAGCATTAACATGGGCAACTTATGATCCAACGACCCAATGGCAAGATGCCGAAAATAGTGGATTAGGTGAAATTGATCAGCCGGGCAATTATGAGCTTGCAGCTAGGACATCCTCAGTCATTGATGTTTATTCGCTTGTTTCAGCTTTGGCCACATCAGGCTTGGGCTATATTTACGAGAACGCGCAAGGCCAAATTAGCTACGCCGATTCCACACATCGCACAACATATTTAGCCGCCAATGGCTATGTTGATTTAACGGCCAATCAAGCTTTAGCATCGGGTTTAAGCATTCAATCTCGCGCCGGTGATGTGCGAAACACCATAACGCTCAAATATGGCACAAATTCACAAAACGAGGTCAGCGCGGTCGATTCAGCATCGGTTGGCTTATATGGTCAGCTTTCTCAGATATTCACCACGACCATCAAACACTCAGCCGATGCCCAAGATCAGGCCGATTTCTATTTAGAGCTAAGAGCCTATCCACGCTTCAATTTTAACAACATCACATTTGAGCTGACTAATCCAGAGCTTGATGATGCCGATAGAGATGATCTAATTAATGTCTTTATGGGTATGCCGGTCAATATAGCCAATTTGCCACTTAACATGAATTCTGGAGATTTTTTGGGTTTCGTTGAAGGCTGGACATTTTCGGCCAGATACAATCAGGTCAGCGTTTCAATGATTGTTTCACCGATTTCATTTTCATTGCAAGCTATGCGATGGAATGATGTACCGGTGGTAGAGCAATGGAACACAGTCAATCCAACTCTGGATTGGATCAATGCCACAATTGTGGCGTAAGGAGAAAACATGACAAATCCAACTAGCAATTATGGATGGCAAATGCCAACGGCCACAGATTTGGTCACGGATTTGCCAGCCGATTTTGAGGTATTTGGTCAAGCTGTCGATACAGCCATGGCTGATTTATTAGGTGGCACAACAGGCCAAATTCTTGCAAAAAATTCAAACACCAATATGGACTTTGTGTGGATCACAAATGATGTCGGTGACATTACAGCCGTGACAGCCGGAACAGGCATCACAGGCGGTGGCACATCAGGCGCGGTCACAATTACAAATGACATGGCCACCACAATTACGGCCGCAGGTGACATTGTTGTTGGCACAGGTTCAGGCACTTATGACAATTTGCCTATTGGCACAACCGGACAGCTTTTGACGGCAGATACAACAGTTAGCCCATACAAGGTAAAATGGGCAACACCAGCAGCATCAGCAAGCGGATTGACTCAAACTGCAAGCACAACCTTTACTGCTACAGCTACTGTTAATGTTAATAATTGTTTTTCTTCTAGTTACAAAAGATACAGAATCTTGATTAAATGTATTGCTGCAACTGGTGGCAACAGAATGTGCTTGAAAATGCGCGTTGGTGGTGTAGATACTTCAACGGGTTATTATTATGCAATTTGGTCGCTACCATTTGCTGGTGGTGCTGGAAGCAATGTAAATGGAAATGGACTTACTTTTTATCCTTTATCATATCCAGCCGATTTATACACTACTGGTGTGGCAATAGATATTTTCTCACCTTTTCAAACAACACAAACAACAATCATAAGTGGCACATTTTCACCGCAGGTAACTGCTGCAGCAGAAAATGGCTCAGGCATGCAACTTGCTGCGACCTCTTTTGATGGTTTCTCTTTGACATTTCCAAGCGGTACTTACACAGGAGAAGTGGTGGTTTATGGATACCAAGACTAAAACAGAATATGATGCATTAACAGGAATAACTCAAGTTATTGCGCTTACTGAGGCAGAGATTTTGCAACTTGAAAAAGATGCAAAAGCGGAGGCCGACAAAAATGCTAAAGCCGAAGCAGACAAAGAAGCAGCAAAAGCGAAATTGGCGGCATTAGGATTAACCGCTGATGATTTGAAGGCACTTGGATTGTGACATTTCCACAAGGCACATTGCCGCGTTTAATTCAGATTGCTCTGGCCGAGGTTGGCACAGCTGAAACTGGAAACAACGAGACAAAGTATGGCAAACACATGAAAGCCGACAAGCTGCCATGGTGTGGGTCATTTCTAAATTGGTGCGCAGATCAAGCTGGCGTGAAAGTGCCAAATGTGGTTAGCACCAAAGCCGGAGCCGAGACATTTAAGAAAAACAAGCAATGGCATGAAACACCAAAGATTGGTGATTTTGTGTTTTTCGATTTTGTTATTGATAACAAGATTACAATCAACCATGTGGGGTTAGTAATCCGGGCATCGGAAAAACAAATTGTGACAATTGAAGGCAACACATCAGGCGGTGGGGATCAGCGCAATGGCGGCGAAGTCATGGTGAAATCAAGAACTTTGGGAGCAAGGTCATTTGTTGTTGGCTATGGCCGACCAACTTATGGCGCGTTTTCGGGTGATTTGCCCGACCGACCAAAAGGAGAAAAATAATGGATAAAGCAAAAGCTTTGTTGGCATCTTGGGCGCGTAGCTCTGTTGCTGGCATGTTAGCTGTTTGGATGACTGGTAATCAAAATCCAAAGGATTTAGCGATGGGATTGGTTGCTGGTTTAGTGCCGATGCTCGCGCGTTGGGCCAATCCAAAAGATAATCTTGGCCTAAAAAAATGAGCGTAGGCGAATGGACGGCGGTCGGTGGGCTTGTTCTTGCGGTGCTGACTGCCATCTATTCGTCAATGAGATTCATGGTGAAATCGATCATGCGAGAGCTTTCACCGAATGGGGGCAATTCTCTCAAGGATCAAGTCAGCCGGATAGAGGCACGATTAGATCAACTACTCCTTGAGATAGCTTTAAAGAAGTAGCGACACGCCGCCATTTACGCATGATTGTTGAAAATGTCGGATGTGCCTGTCACTCTGTATTTGGGAGCTGAGACACGGCTCCCAGAAACGGGAGCAAAAAAATGACATCAGGTGAAATTGGATTATTTATTTTTATGGTTGTGGCTTGCATTTTATGGGCTATTTGCAGCTATGCGGTTGGATACAAAGAAGGCCACAAAGATGGCTATCAGCGAGGCAAGGCCGTAGGCCGCCATGCATCAGGTCAGGCGGTGCGCTAATGGCGTTCATGGATAACTACGAAGGCAACAAAGAGCGCACAGATCGCTGGATTGCTACATACCCGCAAGGCCGGCTTGAGACACACATCGTTGAATTTAATGCCGAAAAAGGATATGTGCTGGTTCAAGCTAAGGCATGGCGCAATCAAACTGAGATTGATCCTGCTGGCATTGATTATGCACATGGCTTTCTTGCAGCTTACAGCGACAAAATGAGGCGTTGGATGATTGAAGATACCTGCACCTCAGCTTTGATGCGCGTGATGGCCTTGGTCATGGGTGGCACGGAAAAGGCCACAAAAGAGGTCATTGCATTGGTTAAGACTGAAACACCAGCTGCCGACCATGATTATTGGACAAGCAAATTTGGCGATGTGCCTAGCTATAAGACCAGAGAAGAAGCCGAAGAAGCTGATGAAACTGGATGGGCGGTCAATGGCGTGCCAATGTGCGCACATGGATCAATGCGTTGGAATCAAGCGAAACCCGATGCGCCTAAGCCATGGGCCGGATACTTTTGCAGCGAGAAAGCAAAAGAAAAGCAATGCAAACCTGCATGGTATGTGCTGACCAGCGATGGCACATTTAAGCCACAGGTTTAATCATGAGCGATTACATTGAAATTATTCATCCACAAAGCATGACAGCCAAATTGCTGTGCAATGGTGTAGTGGTAGAAGAATACAAAATCGAACAATGTGACAAATGCTCACAGCTTAGGCGATTGGATCAATTTGGATACCAAAAAGGTTATGACCGAACAGAAAACATTATTTGGTTTTGTGGAGATTGCCGATGATAGATCGCATTGAGGAGGTGCAATGCATGATTGCAGCCATATCACATTGCCATGACAGATCAGCTGACCACAGCTCGCGCATAGTCAAAAACCTTTCATGGTTTGAGTATGTGGCACAAATGGCAGAGTCAATGCTGGCTGAGATGGTTGTGGCCAAGCGATTAGGTTATGACTATCAACCTGGCATCACATGGGATAAATCCAAGGCCGATGTGGGCGAACACATTGAGGTTAAGTGGTCAGCTAATCCCAACAGCAATTTGTGGATTCAAGCAAGCGATAGAGAAGATCGTGACATTGCGGTGCTAGTAACAGGCAACGCACCAAAGATGCACATTGTAGGCTGGATGCCCGTAGCTGTGGCCAAGAAGCCAAGATACAAAAACACTAGCCAAGACAATTGGACTGTTCCACAGGTCAATTTGCAACCCATTGAAACATTGATAAGGAGCAACTATGCACATCCTGCAATTTGATTGCGCAATATGCAAGAAGCTTTACGGAAAGCCTAAGCAACGCTTTGGCCTTAAAAAAGGTGCTGAATTAACAGAGCATGAATGGTTTGCACAATGCATGGGATGTGGCACATTTGGCATCAAGATTGTGGATGATGCTCGGATCGCAGAGCTGAGTCAATGATAAAGTTATCCACAGGAGTTATGCACAGGTGTGTGGAACCTGTGGGACTCGCCCAAAATCACGCTCGGTATTTGACAGCATCATTACCATCTACACGAGGTAGCGAGCCGGTTAGCCGGATAGCTCGCAGCCGATGTTTGATGGTTTGGGCCGTGCTATGTGTAATTGGCATTACACCGGCTAATGCAACAAAAGATGTTAAACAAACTACATCAATTGATTCATTGAAGCTTTATGCACATTCACGGATCATTAATTACAAAGAGTTTCAATGCTTTAACACATTGATAACCAAGGAAAGCAATTGGCGTGTGGAAGCAATCAACCCCAATGGCAATCACTTTGGCTTAGGTCAAATGCGTAACACTAAGTATCGCAACCTTGATGGTTATCGCATGATTGACTGGAGTTTGCGCTACATAAATCACAGATATTCTGGAAAGATTTGCGATGGTGCATTGGCACATTGGCGAAAGCATGGGTGGCATTGATGTCCAGCGGCTGGAAAGGTGGCAGCT